ACGGAGGTTCACATGTCCAAACGCGAAGCACTCTTTACCGCCATGCGCGGTCGCATTTTCAAAGCCACGTTCACCAAGGCCGACGGATCGATCCGTCAGGCATGGGGCCAGTTGATCGAGGATGACCGGCTGGTCGATCACCCCGACACGGTCACGTTCATAGATTTCGGCCTTGGCAAGCCACGTCGCGCCAAGCTCGATCAGCCCCATGAATTCCGGTCGGGCAAGACCGTACACAAAGGCTAGGCGCTTCGGCGCCTACCCGTCGGGCAGTGTGCGCTGTCCCCTGATGATGGCTGTTAGGCCGAAACGGGTAAACCAGACATAACCACGGAGGTTAATATGTCTATTTCCAGAGTGTTCCTCGATATCGAGGATGTTGTTGAGGTCGAACTCGAGCGTAAGGATGGCAAGCTTGTCATCTGGTACTGGCATGGCGCGGATCGTGCCATCGGTCATTTTGCGCTACACGGCCAGCCCGAGGTGTTCGTCAAGGATGCCGAAGGTCGCCGCGACATCGAAGACGCCGAGATCGAGATCGAGGTCGAAGCGGAGTATGTTCCGAAGACCGGACCCGAGACCCGCGCTCGGGTGATCGAGCTTCTCTCGAACACGCGGAACGGGTACACGGTTGAGCAACTAATTACGTTCATCCCGAACATCACCACCAAATCGTCTATGTGGACCGTGCTTCACGATCTCCGCAAGACCGGCGTCGATCTTCGTAAAGGCCCGTCGCCATATGGCGGCAAAGAGCGGGCCTTCTGGATCGCGTCCTAACCGGTTACCTCCGGAGACTGGGCCAGCGCAAGCTGGCCCAGTTTTTCCAACCCAACACGGAGAAGAAGAATGACACAGGAAGATATGATCGAGCTTGCGAAGCAGGCCAAATTCAAGATCGAGTTTATGGCACTCATGCTACTCGCGGATCGTAAGGACATGGCGGCATCCGCCTACGAGGAAGCACTAGCCAACCTCAGGGCAATCATCGGAGAGGAATCATGAGCACCTATTTTCCTTTCAACACCAACGGGGCACGGAGTTCATACTCTGTGCCACAGGAGGTGCACGATAAGATCGGCGTGATCTTGCATGAGTGGATCGCCAGCAAAGGCATTCCCATCGAGAAGGACAGCATGATCCTGTATGTCGAAGGTCACTGCCACACAAAGGACGGAGAGGAATCATGAGCTTCGATGCATGGGATGACTGCCTAATCCCCGACGTCCTGTAACCATCGGCCCTCAGCCTCGAGGCTGGGGGCTTCTCTTTTCCCTGGGCACCGGCGCCGCCTTCATAGGGCGCAGGGCGCAAGGCCCGCAGGGCGTAGGATATTGTTTGATGAGATGGGATTTTATGCTATTGTTTTTATGTGGGCATCCCGCCTGCGCCGCGCGTTGCGCGTGGTTAATCGCGTTTTTTCAAAATTAAATAACGCTAAAAATACGTCGGGCGTAGTGCGCCCGACGTCACGGAGAGAGATATGCCTAAAACCTATGAAGAGTGGATCGATCACTACGCGACGTTTTACGAGCGTCTTAATTATGATCTCGGTGATGTACTTACTGAGATCGGCATGACCCGGGATAATCCCGGCATGGGACGCGACCGGCGCGACGCTGCGCTCTGCGTTCTCGATCACATAGAGACGAAGCTGCGGGACGCGACCGGCGCGTATGCCGAGCCGATGCGCGTCGCAGGACCGGCGGCGCTCTTTACAGAAGAAGACGAAGCAATCTGGCGCGATGAAGATCGCGTTTCAGATTCGCGGAATCGCTTCCAATAACCGACAAGCCAGGACGGGATACCGTCCTGGCTTTTTTTATGGCGGCACGTCGCGCCTGCCATAAGCCGCAGGGCGCAGGGCGCAAAGGCCCGCAGGATTATTGTTTTGATTACATGGGATTATGTGGTAGTATTCTAGGACATGGAAAAACACGGAGGTTGAACCCATGCTTTCTAACGTCTCAAAAATGCCGGGCAAATCTATATCCCGGTCCGCCTTCCGGTGCGGAGTAGGCAGCAAACTTGCCGAGGTGCCGGGGTCCGTCTGCTTTGATTGCTACGCGCGCAAGGGCATGTATCGCATGCCGAACGTAGTAAACAAGATGGAAGAGCGCGAAGAGTTCTTTCACGCCATTGATTTTGTCCCGCGCATGATCGCGCTGCTGACCCGGACGCGCGCGCCAGAGTTTCGCTGGTTCGATTCCGGGGACGTGGAAGACGTTCGCATGGGGCTGAACATTCTGGACGTATGTGAGGCCACGCCGAACAAGCGGCATTGGATACCGTCAAAGGAATATCAAATCTGGGCCAAGGTTCTGAAGATTCGCAACCTGCCCGACAATGTCACCTTGCGGATTTCGGCGCCAATGGTTGACGGACCACCGCCCAAGGCATGGCAGAACACTAGCACGGTCACCGCCGGCGATAACATCACGGGCCATGCATGCCCGGCGCCAGAACAAGACGGTAAGTGTGGCCCGTGCCGCGCATGTTGGGATCGGTCGGTCGCCAATGTCACCTACCACAAGCACTAGGAGCTTCCTCCGGGGAACAGGGACGGTCTATAGACCGTCCCTGTTTTCATTCATGCCCGCGCCATCATCATCGGGCGCAGGACGCAGGACGCAGGACCATCGATCATGGGCCGCAGCGCGCAGGGCGCAGGGCGCAGCGCCTATATCACCGCACCATAGGGCCGCAGGACGCAGGACCGAGAGCCGCGAACCGTGCAACTCGGGCGCTAAACCCCCGTCAAACAAAAATACAAGGCCGGTCGGCGGCTCGTGGACCAAGAAAAAACTTACACCACCACAGCGGGAATGCCCCAGATGCCAAGCAATCTGGGATTTTGAGATAGAAAAGCGGTCATTATTGGTAATTTTTAGTTCAGCCCACACCGGCACACCATCCATGCACAGATATACGTCTGGCATCCCCTCACCGGCACGGTTTTCAATCCGCTGGCAATGGGTCTTTTTCGGTAACTTCTGCCTCAATGAGTTCCATAGCTGGCGTTCTGTTCGAGGCATCTTCAACCCTCTTCATATTGTCAAAGGCATGTGGGTGCCGCTTGCGAAGGTCATCGAGTCGGGCAACGATCTCTTCCCGCGACAGTTGGTCAAGCTGGTGGATGTGGTTCTGTTCCCGCCGGTCTATGGTCAAGCCACCGAGAGCGGATCGAATCTTCTCGGCATTGATGGCGGCAGAGAATTGACCGGACTCTTCTGCACCGCGCGACAGTTCGTCAAGGCGTTTGAGTTGGCCGACAAGGGTCACGCCGTATTTTCGCTCCCGCTCTTCCCGCAGTTCTTTGATCAGATCAGTGACCAAAGGGTAGGACGTACCATCCAGCAGTTTGTATGCGTGTTGTTTGGCGGCATCGGGCGAGTAGCCAGCCAGCCTAGCGCACTCGGCATTACTGTATCGCCCCTCGACGTAGTACCTAGCAAACTCTCGTTGCCTGTTTGTCAGGCCAGCGGTCTTCTTTGGCAAGGTAAGCCCCCTATAGGTTTTTCTGTGGGTTTTTGTTTTTTGCAGAGCAAAGGGTCGCGCGAGCGGATTTGCTCGCTATCAAGTGTAGTGAACGTAGTGAAGTGTAATGAGATTTTCTCAACAAAAACAACACTCACTACGCTCACTACGCTCACTACACCATTTCCCAAAAATTTTTTCCAAAAACTTTTTCGTGTGGAAAAAGCTATAGGAGCTAACACATCTGCATTTTTCTGTTTGCATAACATGGGAAACTGTGGGATAACCTATCTCATGAATTCGGACACCACATGGGATTCCCCACAATAAACCACCAAGGTCCGAGGTTCAAGCTACACGGAGGTAGTAATGAAAAAGCAGAACAACATCATCGAGAGTCTTGAGGCTCGGACCGCTGCACTGGGTGGCGAGTTTCGTGTCCAGCGTTACAAGTACATTCGCGAGGCGTTTGTGGAGATGCGGTTTGGTGACACGAACCTGACGATCAACATTGGCCCGAAGGGTGCGATCAAATACTGCTCGTGGTTCTTCATCGATGCGAGTGGGCAGTGGTCTGTCCATCATGACGAGAAGTGTTT